GAACTGCTCCTTTTGCGTCTCTTTATCCACAATGTAGCTGTCGTCAAAATCGACTGTCACCGGCGCTTCTGGGTCTACGTCTGCGCCCAGCACATATTTGCCCGCCCACAAGAGCGCCCGCACAAGCGCCTGCACGTGCTGCCCTACGGCGATACTGTGCTTTGCGGCGTTCTGCACAAGGTCCTGCTTGTCGCCGTTGTACTGCGTCGCCGTCACAATAGATGAGCTGTTGAACTGATAGTGCTTCGTACCGAAGCCGACGCGAAGCGAAAGATAATCGAGCGCCGCCTGTATGCCCGCGATGTTTTCTTCCACGCGCAAAGACGGGTTGTATTCTGTAATCGGGTGATTCTCCCCGAGGGCGCAGCCGTCACCGAGTTGAAAGAACAACGACTGCATGATGTCATCCGGCGTGACCGGTTGCCCGTTCTCGTCCATCTGCACGAGCGACTGATCGTAAAACACCTTTTTGCCGCCGAGCTTAAAATCCCGGCAGAAATTGTTATAGGCCAGGTCAACGCCCTTGAGCTGATCCAGCGCGTTCGCGAGCACCGATACACCGAGCCCCGCGCCTCCGTAAAAATTCTTCACGATATTCGGCGAGATGAGCGAAAACAACGGCGTACGGCTGCCGGTATGGTATTCCTGTGCGATGCCTTCCGGCAGTTCTGCCGGCTTCAGCTCGCCCGCTTCCTCCGAAAAGTACGCGTTGCGGATTACATATTCGCCGCCGATCAATCGGTGCGTAGAAACATACGTGTACGTTTTGCCGTTGTAGACCGTATCGGTCGCGAAAGCCACATCCTGTACGCTATGTGGCGTGACCGTCAGCGGCACGATGTTTTCCGCCGTCAGATAATCCACACAAATGCGGCAGTTCCCGTCCGGCTGTACTGCGCCGCCCTGCACCAGCATGTTTTCAAAGCGCAGCACCGCCGCGCCCGTGCCGGTCGCAAAAGCGCGTTCAATAAGTTCATTTTCCCGCAGCCAAAATGCAAGTTCATCAAAAAGCCCGCGTTCCGTACCATTGCCGAGCAAAAACACCTGGTTCTGTTCACCGGCGTCTATGCGCGTCTTGTCGTTCATCAGCAAGCTTGCCCAGTCCTCGCACACCTTCTTGCCCATGTGCAGCGTGAAAAGCTCGCGGTGGATCGGCTTATTCTGCCGCATCTCCACAAAATGATGAAACGGCCTGTGAAAGCCTGTCCACCAGTCGCGCCACTCGGCAATGTATGTATAATAACTGCTGTTGAGATCGTACCCGTATGTTTTGTTCAGGTATTCGATCACTGCTCCGATGTTCATGTGTGTCCCCTCGCTTTCAAAAAGCGCTTATAGTCTCGCTCGATGCTGTATTCGAGCGCATCCAGCGTATCGATGTCCGTGCTGCCGTCATCAAGCCGCTCGTCTTTCGTCGGGTCCTTTGTGCTCCACAGCGCTGCCGCCAGAGCGTCTCTCGCCGAACCTGCCTCCGGCAAATACCAGAAGCGCCCTGCGCCCATCAAAACGGACACAAGGCGAATACGATCGTTGATTTCTGTCTTTGCGGCATTCGACACTCTGGAAGCGGCAAACGAAAGCGCCGACCGCTGCAAAGCGATCTGCATACCGCGAATGAGCACTTGCTCGGCACTGTCGCAGTAGATATGGTCGATGCGTCTGTACGCAAGGTGCACCGCCGCGCAGAAATCGACGAACGCCTTTTCAAGTGCCTGCGGCGTGCTCGGCTCCACGCGGCGCGATGCCAAAAGCACAACGCCGGAATAGCCCGATAAAATGCCGGTCGCAACAAACGCGTGCTTTGACCCATTGCCGCCGAAGTCCACGCCGATATTCACCGCCATCAACGGCAGCTCCTTGCCTTTCCATACGAACCGCTCATCACGGCTTGCCACGCTGTTTGCGAAGTCCTGATAAATCACGCCCTCGGCGGCTGCCCACTCGCCCAGGATAAAGCGGTTATAATACACCGTGCCGGCATATTCGCGCTTGAGGTTCTCGACGAACTCCGGCGCCAAAAACGGGTTGTCGTCGATTGTGTACGCCTGCCGGTAAATGTCTGCATCGGAATCCAAGAATTTCTTGAACCAGTGCTGCGGGTTTCCGGGGTTGCATGTCCCGTCAAAACGGCTGTTCGGGCACGATAAGCGCGACTTGAGCATCTGGAAAACGTCCTCGTGCCAGGTTGTAATCTCGTCACCGTAGCAGTATTCAAACGCCGCGCCCTGTAATTTTGACACCTGCGAAATTTTATCTGCGCCGAGCGCATGGCATTTCTTGCCGAAGATCTGCACGGTGTTGTTGCTGCCGATCTGCCCGACGAGCGCAGGCGACCAGATCGCACGCATCGGCTCCAGAATATTGCGCTCAAGCGTGCCTTTGGTGTTGCCGAGCAGCACAATGAGCCCCTCGCCGCGGCATTTTAAAATCCGCTTCGGGATCACGGTGTAATCCAAAAATGTCTTGCCGGAACGCGTCGCGCCGGTCTTGATGTTCCAACGGTGATTACAGTTCTGCAAAAACTCCTGCTGCTTCGGACTAAATGACACTGTCCACACCTCCCAGCAATTCCGCCGCCTTTTGGAGCAGTTCGGCGTCGCTTTCACTCTCCGGCTTCTCGCTCCACCCTTTAAAGTTGTTGACGAGCGAGAATTTCGCGCCCTGCACGCCCTCCCGGTCAAAGAGCCGTTCTTCGGCGTACTGCTCCACGTAAGTTTTCGCCCGCGTTATCGTGTCATTAAATTGCTTTCGGCCTTGATAATTCAGCAATGCCTGACGACTGGCAAAGCCCAGCGCAAGCGCCAAGCCCGTTACGGTCGGCGGTCTCTTGCCGACGATGATCGGCGCGCCGTATTTATCCGTCAGCACCGTGCCGTCCCTATCTTTCAGCGGTTCGCCCTCACATGATTTGAAGTACGCCTCAATCTTCTGCTCGATCTCCTCCACGCTCTTGTATTTTGGCGGTCTGCCCACAGGCCTGCTCATCGCATCACCCGCTCTCAAAGCCGTCTGTACAGCTCTCTACGCCGTTTTCACTCTCAACAGGTGAAGCTACCCTCGCACCGTCCGAAATCGCCGTGTAGGGGCACACAGAGAGCATACAGAAGCATGTGCCGTCTAAGCATTCCGCCCAAACGCATTTGCAGCTCCTCGGGCACACCCGGTATTCTCTTTTCACGTGCGCCCCTCCTTTCGGTTTCGGGCATAAGAAAAGCACCCACACAACAGCGCAGGTGCCTCTTTGTTGTTTACTTACTTGTACTTGAATTCCTCGTTCCCGGCGATTTCATCGATGAAACGCTGTTGCACGGTGACGATATAATCTTTGCTAACTTCGTAATCGGCGTAAATAGTCATTCCCTCTGCTTCCGAAAGCGCTAAGATCGAGCCGTCTGCGAAGAACCCTTCTCGAAGCTTTTTGAAGATCTGGTTCTCCTCTGTGCCTTCGACCTCAAATTCATACGTCCCGCCGACCGGAAGCTGCTTCAGCGTTTGCATAATACCCGGCATACACGCTTCAAGTCCATCAAATGCAGCATTGCAGGCATCCCAGAACATGTATCGTTCTTCTATCTTCCCAATCCGCTCCGCCAGCGCTGCACAGTCTGCTTGTGGACAGTGCATGTTGACTTTCTCGGCAATCTGCTCCAACAGAAGCTCCAGAACACCGGCATCGCGCAGGTTCAATCCCTGGTAGAACGAAAGCGGCGCCGGAAGCTGCCCCTTGTCCTGCCCGGCATAGCAGACCGGGATGACCTCAACACCTCTCGCGCTGCCGAAGCCGGTCTCAAAGTTGATCCACGGGCGCTGCACGGATTTCGCACTGCATAGGACCAGCATAGTGTCGCAGCTTTGAAGCGCATTCGTGATGCGGTCCAGCCATCGCGCGCCGTAGGTGATGCTCTTTTCGTTCGAGGAGACGAACACCTCAATCGCGCCGAGGAAAGCGTGCTCAAAGAAATCTTTCAGCAGGCTTGCGGCTTCTTTTTCTTCCGAGATATGAGAAATAAATAAAATCGGCTTTTTGTTTCCCTTTGCCATAATGCACCTCCGAGGTCGTATAGTGCAAATTATACGCGCTTTGCAAAGGCTTGTAAAGGAAAATCACGTTGCATCCCGAATGATCTCCTCGACGAGCGGCTCGCACTTCGTCCTGATCTTTCCCATAAACTTCGGGTCGGCGAACTCGTGCGTGAAGATCGCGCGCCCGAGCAGCTTCTCGCAGAAGCGATGCACGTCACTGAAATCTCGAACCAGCAAAAAACCGGTGTAAGCGGATAAAATAACAGCTTCTTTGTGTGTCATAGTTGCTCCTTGTAGACTTTCTCTATTATTTATTATACGTGCAGAAAAGTGTAATTTGGTATATTTTCGTATAAAAACTTTTTATTTTCCGAAAATTCCATAGTACTTCTTTTTCAACGTCTGCGCCGAAAGAGATTTCCCATTTTTGCTCATCTGCGCCGCGACCCCGTCCCACGAATAGCCGTGCCAGGCACGCAGCATCACGATGCGTCTGACCGTAGGGTTTGGCAGATGAAAGACGAATTGTTCAATCTCCGTCTTCTGCGCCTTGAGCCGCTC